TCCCATTTAGTCATCATTACTTATTTACCTCTACTTCTCTAATGTTGTAAGTGAAACCCTTACCTAGTTTTTCTAATTCTTTTATTACGGCTAAGATTTCTTCAGGCTTACTAGCCTTTTGATTTACGGCTAATAGTTGAGAGCCTTGCCATAGTGTGTATGTGATAGTCATTATCTGTTCTTCTTTCGTTAGTAGTTATAGTAGGAATTGTAGCCTATGTGGCTGACATTATCAAGACGACACGCCGTAGCGTGTAGCCCCTGCTTAGTGAGTTACCTCACATAGGCAGTTGATACAGTAGCAAGCCTTGCTACTTAGTAGGTCACGCAATAGAGCCTTGCGTGTATAGGCGTTTAGTCCATAAGAGGACTTGACCCCACCATTGTGGAAGTCGTGAACGATAGTAGAGTATAACTCTTCAGTAAGGATAGTCATTAGTTAGACCCCTTTCCTACTAGGTTATGTGTAGCGTAGTTACCGCCACACATTACGCAGAGTGACCATGCTGTCACTCTACCGCAACCTGCTGAACAGGCTACATAACCAAGACGCTTAGCGTCACTTTCTAATTGGTAGTCATTTAGACTTTCCCAAACTCTGTTAGTCATTTTAGACCTAACCTTTCTTAGTAAGACTTTCTTACTTTCTTTATACTATAAGCCTAACACGGGGGACTGACATTTATCAACCCCAAACACGGTCAAATCGGACATTTTAGAAAAGTATTTAGTGTTTTACATCACATTTAGGCTTATTATGGGCGCACTATCGGACAAATCGGACATACAAAAAGGTGTGTATCGTACAAATTAAAAATATATTAACATTTTGTCAAATTTGAAAAAAGTATTGACTTTCGAAAATACCAAATGTTATACTGGATCCCTTGGACAGTTTTCGGAGATAATATCAAGGGGTTAAACTCCAAGTGCGATGATGACGGAAGTTGTATTTTACAATATCTTTCAGATAAAAGCTATGGCCTTATGGTTCAACCGATGAATGGCGGATTTATACACTGACCATTTCGGGGTTCTCTTTTTTTAAAAAAGGGGTATAGGGGTTGTATGCTTAAATTCTGGAAGTTATCCACTAAATACTATATCTTTTATTTATTGTGATTGGACTGACTGCCTTCAGGCAGTCTTGGCGGATAGAAAGTTTGGCGGAATGGCAAGATTCAAACACGAGACTACAAACCGTAAGGTTAATGTAGCTAGAGGATTAAAGTTACCCATACAGGATGACTGGAAACCTTTAAAGGCGATATACCCAGTAAAATGTGCAGCATGCAAAGAATGGATCGCAAAGAATGCACCAATTCTCTGGCATGTAAAACACAAATTAGTAATGCACGTTGATTGCTAATATTTCAGAAAAAATATTTTATTAACATTTAATAAAATCTAAAAAAGCAGTCGACTAGGATAATAATGAAGGTTTATATTTACGATCTAGCAATTAAGGTAGCAGTAATGGCGGATTCTGAAGAAGAAGCGCAAGCTAAAATGGATCAAGGACAGGCATCACAAATTTCAATGGAAAGAAATCTTTCTTCAACTACAGATATTGTAGTTAACTAATTTAAAGGGTGGTATAATAATACTATGATTGATAATATTTCAGATAACATCCCTGCATGCGATTTATGTGGCATGTCAAAATGGGGAGTAGAAATGCAAGAAGACGGAGCACTCGTCCAATTTTGCATAGTATGCTCAGGTGACATTGTTCACACTAAAGAAGCAAGAGATGCTGCAGAAGCTTTAAATAACCAATCTGCAGAATAATCTAGTCAACTAGGATTTATATGAACTGGATACAAGCATCTATTATATTTGGACCAATGACAATTGCTATAATTGCATATCTTACAGGAAACCTATGAAAAAAATTTGGGCTGTAATTACTTTAATTGCGACAGCAATCCTTTCAGGTGTATACCTATCTAAATTTTTAAAATGGGCGGGACAGGAAGAAATCTTTGATTTTGACCTAAATGAAGATATAGACAATGAACAGTTCTAAAGCATTCATCTGGTCATTACTTATTATCCTTGGCGTATATAGTATATTATCCCTATTAGCTGTTATCTATCCATAAATCCTTAGATAATTTTCTCCCGCCCTTTTAAGCCCTTCCCGCACCCATAGGGTGTAATAGAGGCTAAAAGTGGCTTAGAGGCCCTACAGGGCCATTTTAAGGCATATTCCAGAAAAGATCTATATCCCTATATGGGGGTTCTATTTTCGGCGCACTTTTTTCGCACTTTTGCACTATACGGATCTTATTATATTTGATACACTGTAACTATGAGTAATATTGAATTTATATCAATGATTCCAGGTCTTGAAGACATTGAGGAATGCCGTCCTAAGCCAGCAAAACATTTTATGCCGCAATGGTTTAAGGATGTTCCAAATACATTAACTCCTGATCAAAAAACTGCTCCGTTTGGGGCATCTGTAATGCCAGGAATTTCAACTGTTAAGATTTGTCCATCTTTCCCAGACTATTTTTCTCTTGGATACATTTTGCCTATGTGGTGTGATACTAAATTAAACTATGATGAAAATACAGACCAGTTTGCTTGGAATACATCCTCCGAAACATTCAGCTGGAATATCCATACAAAAAATCAATTTTTACAGTGGGCAGATGTAAGCCTTCACGGAGATAAAGCAAAGTTTATTTTTAAAGCTTCTTGTCCATGGAGAATAATTACGCCTAAAGGGTGGTCAGTTCTTCAGCTACCGCTTTTTTATCACTTTAATAAAGACTGGTCAGTCCTCCCTGGAGTTATTGATACGGACATACATAATGAAATTAATCAACAGGTTTTATATCATTCTGATAGTCAAGGAATATCAATAAATCGTGGAGACCCATTTGCACTTTACATTCCTTATCAAAGAGATTCTAAACTTGGTCTTGAGATAAGAGGCAAAACAGAGTCTGACGATAAAATGTTTAAAAGAAAAGATGTAGATATTTCTTCTAAGTTTCAGCCAAATGGCCTTTATAGAAAATGGCAAAGACAAAGGGATAAAAACTCTTAAAAAGAAAAAATCCCAATCAGAGGCGGATCCGATTGGGCTTTTCTAGTGTATTGCTACACATTATATAGGGAGACATGGTGGTGTCTCTAACCTACACATCTTTATTGTAGAATATGTTTTATTCTAAGTCAACTGCTTTTTCAGATATTTCTTCTGCTGGCGGATATGCAATAATCCACCCGTAAGGATCCTGATTTGTTTCAGGGTTATTTCCAAGATACTCTAAGTACTCAGGCAGATTAGTTATTTCTGCTAAAAGAAACATTAAGTCCACACAGCGTTTATGTGCTGATAGATGGCTTGTGTGGCATTTGTATTTGTTATCTACATTTGGGCATACTTTTAATATTTCCATAAGTCTAAATACAATTTTATGGGCAAACTCCATTTGTTCTTGACTATATGCCATCTACTTCATCCTTTACTTCAATTGGTGTATATGCAGGTTCAGGACCAAGCAAGAATCCTTTTTCATGATATCCAACCATTTTTGACACCTCTTCCCCGCCAACAACTTTGTCAGCAATTAAAGAAAGCAGATCATAAATTCGGTGTAGCATGATATATGTAACCATTGGAAGATTATCTTCAATAGTTCCAGCATCTGAAATTACAGCACCATCAGGCAATTGTGATTCATCCATTTTTGTTTATCCCTCCATCGGTATTAGGGAAGATTACAGGCATCTTCCATTCGTATGTTTCAAACCCAGAAGATTCATATTGTATCTCTTCTGCCGCCGACGCACTTTCTGTTGTAATTTGTAGTCCTTGACCACAATTACAACTTCCACATCCACATTCAGGCATTATTTACTCCGCTCATTATTTTTTCATAGACTTCTATACCTACATTGTTTTTGTATTCACAAGATAGGCAGTATAAATAAATATTATCTTCTAGGTCTAGGTTACATAGGAGAGAGCCTTGATCCATCGGACATTCAAGTCTAGGAACAAGGCCCTCTTGTGATAAGGCTATGTACTTAGATACATATTGTATCTGCATTTGACCTACTTTTTCTGATCAGTCGGGAATTGCAATAGCCATTCCTGCGCTTTTGGGGTCATACCCTTCCAAGCTGACCAATCAATACCGCCATTGGTCATATAATACGTTATCTCTGCGTTTGTTACTGGGTCGAATAACTCTCTGTTACTCTTTAGGTCGAATTTCTCAAGTCTTTCAGGACCAAGATTTCCGATCATGTTGATCTGGAATATTCCGTAGGAACTATCTCCAGTATTCTTATTCCCGTTATATGCAAGCGGTCTTCCGTTAGATTCACGCTTTGCTATTGACCAGGCTTTCTTAAGGCCTGACCCTTCGAATCCTACAGTCTTAAGAAGCGTTAGCAACTCTTCGTCTGTAAGCATCTCAGATGGCTTGTAAATCTCTTTACTAAAACTATCTAAGACTTCTTGCTTTAATTGGGCTTCAGTTTTCACTAAAGGTTTTACTACTAAGGCATTTGCAGGCTGTACAGGAAACAAAAATAATGTTATCATTACTATTGTAACCAGGTTATGAGCCAAATCACTTACCTGTTGTTTTATTTTCTCCATTGGCATTTCCTCCTCTAGAGATAACGAACTATAATAATAACATTGAATGCCTAAGCCTGTCAAGCCAGTCAACTAGAAAGAAAACATGAATATATCTTATTATACGATTAAAGCAGGGCTAAACCCAGCTGTTGGCTTTGGTTACGCTGGGAAAAATATAGTTAAATCTTTAAATAATTTAGGACATTACATTACTTACGCTAATCCTAAAGCAGAAATACAAATTAATTTTACACAACCTCATCATTTTAAATTACATAAAGGCCAATACCAAATAGGATACACCCCTTGGGAATCAACATCTATGAGACCTGATTGGGTTGAAAGATTTAATCACTGTGACGAAGTTTGGACAACATCAGATTGGTGTGCTAAAGTATTTAAAGATAACGGAATAACAAAACCAATATATGTTTATCCTCACGGAATTGAAGATTTTTGGAAACCAAAGCGCAGAGTAGTTAATGATGGACAACCAATAAAATTTTTACATATAGGAGAGCCTTCACCAAGAAAAGACGGACAGTTAGTAGTAGACACTTTTGGCAAACTATTTGGAAACAACCCTGACTATCAACTTACTTTAAAATGTCATAATTCTAATACTACAAGAATGTATAATCCAAATAATGAATTTGTTACACCAGATGCTGTTTATTCAAATATAAAAATTATAACTGATGAATATACAGAACAAGAACTATTAAGTTTGTATCACAACCATCACGTACTTCTTTACCCAACCTGGGGTGAGGGCTTTGGATTTATTCCACTTCAAGGACTTGCAACAGGCATGCCAGTAATATCAACATATGATTGGTGTCATTATAAAAATTATTTAGGCCCGCTTAAATTAAAATCTAAACTAACGGATGAGGCTTTACCAAAGTCTGTAGGAGATGACTATATTGGAAAAATGTTTAAGCCCGATGCAAAACATCTAGAAGATCAAATGTATGATGCTGTAATTAATTTTAAAGCCTATTCAGGATATTATTTTGCACAAGCCGATCAAATACATAAAGATTATAACTGGGATCAGTTGACTAAGAAAGCGTTTGATCATTTATCTAAAAAGTTTTATTAACCCCTTCCCCTATAAAGCCTTCTTTGGTAGAATAGGATCTTCACACTAAATTTAAATTAACCGCTAGGCGGAGAAACAGGTACTCTAAAATGTCTAAGACTATTGCAAACCCATACGAAAATTTCATTGCGTTATCCCGATATGCAAGATGGATATCAGAAGATAATCGTCGTGAGACATGGGGAGAAACAGTAGATAGATACTTTGGATTTATGCTTAATCACTTAAAAGAAAACTACAATTATGTTCCAGATGAAAAGCTTGTAGCGGAACTAAAAAATGGTGTATTTGAAAGAAATGTTATGCCGTCTATGCGCTCTGTGATGACTTCAGGAGCTGCATTAGATAGAGATAACGTTGCTGGATATAACTGTTCATTTGTTCCAGTTGATTCCCCACGTTCGTTTGATGAGACAATGTACATCCTTATGTGCGGCACAGGAGTAGGGTTTTCTGTTGAATACAAATATGTTAACAAGCTTCCTTCTGTCCCAGAAACATTTGAAAAATCCACAACAGTAATTAGCGTAGAAGATTCTAAGCAAGGATGGGCTAAAGCCTACCGTGAATTGCTAGCACTTCTTTGGACAGGACAGATTCCAGCAATTGATGTGTCTAAGGTTCGTCCAGCAGGAGCAAGACTTAAGACTATGGGCGGAAGATCGTCTGGACCACAACCACTTGTAAATCTTTTTGATTTTACTATTGCAAAATTTAAAAGCGCAGCAGGTCGTAATCTAAAGCCTATTGAGGCACACGACATTATGTGTAAAATTGGTGAAGTTGTAGTTGTAGGAGGAGTTCGTCGCTCAGCAATGATCTCTCTTTCTAATATTAACGATATTGAAATGGCAGCAGCCAAGTCTGGTAACTGGTGGGAAAACAATACCCAACGTGCATTGTCAAATAACTCTGTTGCGTATTCACGCAAGCCAGACATGGAACAGTTTATTGCAGAATGGAAATCCTTATATGATTCAAAGTCGGGAGAACGAGGTATATACAACGTGGCCGCAGCTCAAGCACAAGCAGCCAAGTTTGGAAGAAGAGATCCAGATATTCACTACGGAACTAACCCATGTTCAGAAATTATTTTACGTCCTTATCAGTTTTGTAACCTTTCAGAAGTCGTACTTCGTGAAAACGATACAAAGAAAGATATCGAACGTAAAGTTCAATTAGCAACAATCCTTGGAACATGGCAATCTACCCTTACGGACTTTAAGTACCTTCGTAAAATTTGGAAGGACAATACAGAAGAAGAGCGTCTATTAGGTGTATCTTTAACTGGACAATTAGGACATAAGTTTATGTCAGGTAAGCAAGACCTAGTCGCATTAGAATCTTTCTTGATGACGATCAGAGATTCAGCAAGAGCAACAAACAAAGATGAGGCTGGGAAAATTGGGATTCCAGAGTCTGCAGCTATTACATGTGTAAAGCCATCAGGAACAGTATCCCAATTGGTCGGGGTATCTTCAGGAATGCATGCATGGCATTCACCGTATTATATTAGAACAGTTCGTGGCTCAAAAGGAGATCCTATTTCTACATTCTTGAAGGAAGTTGGAATCCCAGTAGAAGATGATGTAATGAAGCCAAATGATACATACGTCTTTTCGTTTCCAGTAAAGGCACCAGAAGGTGCAATTGTTAGAAATGATTTAACAGCTATTGAGCACCTTAACATTTGGTTAGTTTACCAACGTGCATGGTGTGAGCATAAGCCTTCAATTACAGTTTCTGTAAAAGAAGACGAATGGATGGAAGTAGGAGCATGGGTCTACAAGCATTTTGATGAGGTATCTGGAATTTCATTCCTGCCCCACTCAGATCATTCATACAAGCAGGCTCCTTATCAAGAAGTAGATAAGGCTGAATACGATGCGCTTGTTGCAAAGATGCCTAAAGAAATTCGTTGGGAAGATTTGTCATTCTATGAAACAGAAGACGGCACATCTACTAATGCTACCCTTGCCTGTAGCTCAGACGGAAATTGTGAGCTTGTAGACATATCTGCCTAATGTGGTAGAATTATAGTATTGGGGGTATTCCCCAAAATTCTGGGCAACCCGCCCAAAATGGAGATGATAACATGGCTAAATTCAATAAGTTGGATTTAAACAAAGATGGAAAGGTAACAATGACAGAACAAATTTTAGCAGCGCTTGGAACATATGCTCGTGCATTTCTTTCAGCAGCAATTGCTCTATATATGACTGGCAATACAAATCCAAGAGACCTTCTTCTAGGTGGCGTAGCAGCAGTTGCACCAGTAATCCTTAAGGCTCTAAGCCCAAGTAACAAGGAATTCGGATTCGTAGCAAAGTAAAAATTTAATATCGAATTAGGGACTCTCCTGTGCTAAAATAAGTACAGGAGTTTTCCTATTTTAGGAGAGATATGTCAGCGCAGAAAAATTTTGAAATTGACCAAAATACTACATTTTCATTTATTGTCGAGTACAAAGACAATGCTGGACTTCCAATTGCGCTAACCTCAGCATCTGCAAAAATGCAGGTTAGAGATACAAAAGGCGGATCTAAATTAGCATTTACATTATCATCACCAACAAGCGGAATTGTTATAGATCAGCCAGCAGGCAAATTGACAGTAACAATGTCTCAAGCACAAACAAATAGTCTTTTTTATCCAAAGTCTTCTTACGATATTATGGTAACAGATTCTAATGGGAATAGAACAAAACTTCTTGAAGGATATATAACATTAAGTAGATCGGTGACAATATGAGTAATGAAAGAGTAATAGTAACCGAAATCAAAAATGATGTTGTTATATCAACATCTGGCCCACAAGGTCCTAGAGGAAAAACTATACTTAATGGAGCTGGTGCTCCATCGAATAGCCTGGGTCTTGAAGGCGATTTCTATTATGATAGAGTAACAACAAGATTCTACGGGCCAAAGCCAAATGATATAACATGGGAGGGAGCCAATAGCTACCTCCTAAGCACTGGAACACTTACCTACCCCTGGAATATTAATCAGGTTACAGGGCCTGTTAGTGGAGTCTATTCGCTTCAAATAACACATAACTTAGGATACAATCCAAATGTTACTATTAAAAATAGCGCAGGCGACATATTAGAAACAGGAATAGACTATAATAGTATTAACCAAATAACACTGACAATGGCACAACCATTTTCAGGGACAGCGTACCTGTCCTAAAGGAGAGTAAAACATGGCAAGATTATTTGTAACCAACATTGACCTCAATAAGAATGAGCTGCTCAATGCAAGAATTCAGAATTTAGCTTCAGCCCCATCAAGCCCAGCATTAGGTCAGATTTACTATGACTCATCTAGTAATATCATGTACTACTACAATGGACTCACCTCTCCAAATGGTCCATGGATGCCAATGTCTGGCTCTACAGAAGTTATTCAAGATATACTTGGCTCATCAATTGTTGGCGGAACAGCAATTACAACAACTTACAATGATGCCGCAGGAACACTAACAGTAAAATTAAATGACACCGCTGTAACAGCAGGATCATATGGTTCAACAACAAAGATACCTACATTTACAGTAGATCAGCAAGGTCGTTTGACTGCAGCAGGTGAAGCAAATGTTGCAACAAATCTTTCAATAGCTGGAGACACTGGAACAGATACAGTTAATTTATTAACTGATACATTAACAGTTGCAGGCGGAGAAGGAATTGATGTAGCTGTAACAAATAATACAGTTACAGTATCAGCAGAAGATGCAACTTCATCAAATAAGGGTGTTGCAAGTTTTGATTCAACAGACTTTACAGTAACATCAGGCGCAGTAACATTAAATGCTGAGCGTGTGCAAGACATTGTCGGAGGAATGGTTACAGCTCCAAATACTGAATCAGGTATTTCTGTAACATACGATGACACAAATGGAAAATTAGATTTTAATGTAGCAGATCCTACAATTACTCTTTCAGGAGATGTAACTGGTTCTGCAACAATGACAAACCTTGGTGATATAACAATCACAACTACAGTTGCACCAAATTCTGTTGCTTTAGGAACAGATACAACTGGAGATTATGTACAAAATATTCAAGGTACAGCTAATGAAGTAACAGTAAGTCCTACATCAGGAGAAGGCACAACAGTAACAATTGGTCTTCCAGACGATGTAAGCATTACTAATAACTTAACAGTAGGCGGAAACTTAAATGTAACTGGAACAATTAATTCAGTAAATACTACACAGGTAAATATAGTTGATAATAAGATTAATCTTAATACCGACTTTACTGGTACACCAACTACAGATGCAGGTATCCGTGTTGAGCGTGGAACAGAAGCCGATGTAGAAGTACTATGGAATGAAGCTTCAGATAAATGGACATTAACAAATGATGGAACAAACTACCATGCAATTGCAAGAAAATATGCAGCTGATTTAGCAAATCCATCAAGTTTAACTTATATTCAAGTAAACCACAATCTAGGATCATTAGATGTAACTGTTCAGGTGTTTGAAACATCAGGATCAAAAGCACTTGTTGAAACAGATGTAGAACGCACATCTACAGATGCAGTAACACTAAGATTTGCAACAGCACCAGCTAGTGGAGCATACAGAGTCGTAATTACTGGTTAAGGGAGATTTAAATGTCTGTAAAAAGATTAGTTCCCCTTAATGCCGTTGAATTAGTATCTGATCCAGCGCCAGGTCGTGTTGGAGATATATATTATAATACAGTAGCCCAAGAACTCAGAGTTTATTCTGGAATAGCTTGGATAGCAGTAGGATCATCTGGCGAACAATACATACTAGAAAATCATATACATACATATGATGGAGATGTTCATACTGTTTACGCAGGAGCATATAACCCATCGCTTACAATATTTGATGGAGGAACCTCACAGTCTCAATATGATGAAACAAAAGATATTGATGCAGGTTCATTATGACAGTTAATAGCTCAGTAAAACATAAAAGAGGAACTACTGCTCAATGGGCTTCCGCCACATATATACTAAAAGATGGCGAAATTGGAATAGATACAACTCTTTATAAAATTAAAGTTGGAGACGGTGTAAAAACTTGGTCACAACTTCCTTTTGTTGCAGCAGACGTAACAGGCCCAACAGGTGCCACAGGTCCCACTGGACCAACTGGTATCACAGGTGCAACAGGTACAACAGGTGCCACAGGTGAAACAGGTGCCACAGGTGCAACAGGTGCCACAGGTGCAACTGGTGCAGAAAGCACAATACCAGGTCCTACAGGTGCAGCAAGCACCGTACCTGGCCCTACAGGTCCTACAGGCCCAACAGGCGCTACAGGTGCAAATGGAATTGATGGAAATGATGGCTCTACAGGCGCAACAGGACCAACTGGCCCTGTAGTAAATGCACCACTTACATTAACTCAGTCTTCAAACGATGCAAATTATCCATTAACAATATCTTCTGCAAATCAACAAGGTGGCGGTACAGGATTTTCTGATGTTTTAAAGATTGTTAATTCTAAATCAGGGGCAACAAATATAAATAAACATTTTAGAATAACCGACTCTGGATCCCTTGAATTAGTTAATAGTGCTTATACGGCAGGAATATTTACTATTAGCGATATTGGAAATGTTTATACTGCAGGAGCTATTAATTCCTCCACCATTGGAGACACTGGATGGAATACCGTTCCAGGATTTAATAATAATTTTACATCAGGCGGAAATGCTCCAGCCTATAGAAAAATTAATAACGTAGTTTATATGCGTGGTAATATTACAGGCGGAACAGCAGGACAAACAGCATTCACACTACAGTCGGGATATAGGCCATCAACAGATATGGTTATTGCGGCACAGCAGTTTGGTACAGGTAATATAACTTATGTAACAGTATATACAGATGGCCGTGTTGTTCCAAATTCAACAGCTGCATGGCTAACAGGAGTAAATTTCCCAATTGGGTAATAGGAGGTAAAAATGGCAGTCAGACTACAAGTTAGAAGAGACACTTCTATTAATTGGTCAACCAACAATCCAATTCTACAAGTTGGAGAATTTGGCTTTGATACAACTGTAAACCGCTTTAAGGTTGGTATTGCCTCAAATGAAACCTCAAGATGGAATGCCCTTCCATATTTAAATGTTATCCCCAGCGAATTAACAGAGCTTGCTCAAGATGCTGTTGAGGCAGCAATTACAGCAGGAACAGGAATTACTAAAACATATAGCGATAATGCTAATACAATTACCCTAGCCGTTGACAGTACTATTGCCAATAAGACATATGTTGATACCGCCGTGTCTGGCTTAAGTAGCACATCTGCAACAACCTATATTCCTTTAAGTTTATTAGGCAATGCTGATGGAGTTGCAGAACTTGATCAAAATGGATATGTTCCACAAACACAATTAACAAATACAATAACAGAAGTTAAAGATTATACTGATACAAAAATATCAGGACTAGTTAACTCCGCTCCCTCAACTTTAGATACCCTTAAAGAATTATCAGATGCTTTAGGAGCAGATCCTAATTTTGCTACTACAGTTACAACAGCACTAGGAACAAAAATAACAGCATCAAGTTCTAATACTTTAACAAATAAATCATTAAATTTAGGTTCAAATACAGTAACTGGAACAAAAGCTCAATTTAATGCTGCCATGACAGATGCAGATTTTGTAACATTGGCTGGAACAGAAGAACTAACTAATAAAACATTAAATTCTCCAATTATTAATCAGCCAACAGGGCTAGTTAAGGGTGATGTAGGTTTAGCAAATGTTGATAATACTTCAGATAATACAAAAGCTTTGCTTTCCTATATACCAGAACCTCAGTTAACAAGAACAATTAATTCATCTACCGATAAAAATAAGATGATTGAATGTAGTGTTGCAACAGTTGTCACAATACCTAATGATACACAAGATTCTGGATGGCAAGTTGGATCTATGGTTGAAATACGACAAGTTGGAACAGGCCAAGTTACTATAACTAAAGATGCGGCAGTAACAATGGTAGGAGCAGATAGCCAGTTTAAAACAAGAGTTCAATGGAGCACAATTATGCTCGAAAAGAGATCAGCTAATTCCTGGCTAGTTACAGGGGATACAACTGCATAATGCCAAGATCATCCAGAAGACTTCATTCAGCTACCGTTTCAAGGTTAAAAGCCTTACTTTCTCTTACAGAAAATTTTAGCAGAGCAACACTTATAAATGCAGGAGCAACATCTGCAAAATGGAAAAATGTTGTTGCTGGTTGGACAGTAGCAGCTGGCAAAGGTACATCTATTGCTATAGGTGCATTAATTTCTACAACATTTTCATCTACAAACGCAACAATTAAAACAAAAAACGCAGCAGGTGGTGTTGGCCCAGCATTTTGGGTTACAGATTCTGGTAACTATTGGTCAGTTATTCATAATATTGTAAATGTTTGTCAGACTTGTAGCGCTTGTGGCTCATATAATTCTTGTGTATATTGTTCGTCCTATGGTGAAATTGCTCAAGCAGGTTGTACTCAAACGGGATCTTGTCCCGCATCATCTTGCAACGGTGGATATTCAAGTTGCCCAGTAGAAGGATGTAATGGCGGATATTCAAGTTGTCCAGCACAAGGATGTTCAAATCCAGGAACTTGTCAAGTAAGTGGTTGTGCTTATTATGTAACAGAAGCCAGAACTTCATGTAATAGTCCATATTTTTATACCGTAACAACTTGCAATCAATATGCTTATTACTATAAATATGGATATGCTTGTTTTGGATATACCCAAACCCCAGTTACTGGATGCGGGTCAACTTATACTTATTATGTAGAATCTTGCAGAGGAGCTTATACGTATTACATATCTTGTTGTGTTTCTGGCGCCTTTACATATTACGTTACTTGCTGTCCAGGCGGAACATTTCTTTATTATCAAACTTGTTGTCCAGGAGGGTTCTATAACTATACCGTTAGTTGCTGTACTGGAACAACTTATACTTATTATGTTTATGGGTGTACAGGAAATTCCTATGGAGCAAGCGCTTCCTGTGGCTGTGCTTCTTATTATACATATTCATGCAATTGTGCAGATAATCATAAAATTGATTTATATAAAAAAGAAAATGGTACAGAGACACTAGTTTCTTCTACATCAAATTCTACAAGCAATATAGCAGGAATCCAAGTAATAACATCAGGAAATTCTGTTACAGCAACAGCTTATTCTGATACTAATTTTTCTTCTCAGGTAGGTTCAACCTTAACTACAACAAATACTGGACAAAAGTCAAAAGACCATGGTATAATTTCTAAGGCTTCAACTAATAGTCAAGGATATACAATAGATGAGTTTAGGGTAAACGAATGAGCAATAGAATTAAATTAATTGATGATATTAAAACTAGAATAAGAGATCTAGGATGGTTTACTAAGCAAAAAGCTCATGATACCGTAAGGCACAAGGTTAAAATAGGATATCGTGTTCCAAAAAATCATGAATTTATACCAGATCAAAGCAAACTTGGAAGACATTATGCAATTGTCAATCCTAATACATTTACAGTTGAAGATGTAATGCATTGTGGAGAGCCTATGGGAGATCTGCTAGAACAGCGTCCATTGTTTATTCCTCTTGATTTAGAGACTAAACATAAACTACATTTTGAACCAAACTCCCCAATCTGGATATATAACCCAGAGGAAAAAGATTTCTTTAGAGCGGAAGGAATATAATGACAGACCCATTTGATAGGCCAGCACGACCATGGGACCTATATAATAAAAAAATAGGTAGAGTTACACCTACAACAGCACAAGAAAGACTTGAAATTTGTAAGGGATGCGAATTCTTTATAAAAGGAACTACACAATGTAAAAAGTGTGGTTGCATAATGTTGGCAAAAACAAAATTGCCAAATGCAGAATGCCCGATTGGAAAATGGGGACAAATTAAGACAGAGGAGGAAATAATATGACACAATATCAAAATTGGTTAGCGGCACAAACACCATCTGAAATACCAGCAGACAATACATTTCGAATAGCTTATGTTATTGATGGAAAAGTTGTCGAAACATTGCAGACAAATGAGAGACTATGGTCAATAATTATGAGCAATCCAACAGTTGTTGATTTTACAAATATTAATTTTCCAGACGTACAAACAGCAGATGGGTCAACTCAAGTTGCGATCACATCTGGCTGGAACTACGATGGAACAACTTTTACACCAGCCGAGTAGGTAAAATTGAAAAAAATTAAATTTGTTCCATACCAAGGTTTTGAAAATATCCTTGCTCCAACTCCAATAAAAAATCACATACCTCAATGGTATAAAGATGGAGAAATGTACGATAATAATAAAGTGGCGGCTTTAAAAACATGTGTGCCATTTTTAGACGTTATGCTTTCAGGATACGCATTAACAACCTGGGAAGATATAAGAGTAACTCAGAAAAAAGGCGTAGTAATAATTGAAGATGGAGATCTTCAAGAAGATGGGTCCTTTTTACCAAAAATTAAACAAAATAAACACGCTCATGATACAAAAAGCAATAATATACAGAGCATGATTGTAGGCGAAAGAGTTTCAACAAGCGGATCTACAATACCTAGACCAGTAGGATATTTAAAAAACCATTACACATGGATTGGAAAGTGGGGAATTAAAGTTCCAAGAGGATACTCTGTTTTAATTACTCATCCATTTAATAGACTAGATTTACCATTCACTACATTATCTGCAATAATTGATAGTGACGGATGGGTTCCTCCAGGAAATATTCCATTCTTTTTTGAAAAGGGATGGAGTGGTGTAATACCAAAAGGAACTCCTTTTGCACATGTATTTCCTTATAAAAGAGAGTCTTGGTCAATGAGCATAAGCAAAGTTCTTCAGGCAAGAACTTTTTTTGATGGGAAAATAGATAGATCTGAAGTTGGGTACTATAAAAAGAAATACTGGAACCGTAAGAACTATAACTAACCAGGGGGTATAATATAATATATGGCAACCTCATTTCCAACCTCTAAGGATGACTTTGTAAATCCGCAATCCACGGATTCAGTACAAACCGTATCCCATGCTGCCCAACATGCCAATGCAAATGATGCAATAGAAGCCCTTGAAACAAAGGTTGGTGTTAATAATTCTACCGACCCAAATTCCCTTGATTATAAAGTAAAACAATTAGAACTAAACTTTCTAGACGGGGAAGAGGTTCAAGATTTAGCGGCAGCGCTTTTAGATCATGCTGATCATTCTAACGTAAGCGTTACGTATAATGATATAGCAAATAAACTTGTCTTAACTGTTTCAAATGCACCTTCCGCCGAATACACATCTACTGTTAAGCATACAGTTCGGGCAGGAGAAGGTTTAGTTGCTGGAACACCAGTATATGTAAGTTCTGCTAACGGAACAAATATGATTGTTACAAAAGCTAGCAATGCTTCAGAATCTACGTCTTCAAAAACTTTAGGACTGCTTGCTCAAAATTTAAACGTAAACACAAACGGCTTTGTCATTACAGAAGGATTGCTTTCAGGTCTAAATACAAATGGGGCGGTAGCGGGAGATCCAGTATGGCTTGGACCTACAGGAACATTAATATATGGATTAGCCAATAAGCCAAAAGCTCCAAATCATCTAGTCTTTATAGGTATAGTTACAAGAGCAAATGCAAATAATGGTGAAATATTTGTTAGGGTTCAAAATGGCTTTGAAATAGAAGAACTTCATAATGTTAATATAACTGCTCCAGCTACAGGCGAAGTATTAATATATAACGCAACAACTGGCCTATGGACAAACACAAATACAATAGCATCAAAGTCATATGTAGATTCTGCTGTATCTGGTTTAGGAAATACTGCAGCAAATACTTATATTCCTTTATCGCTACTAGGAAATGCAGATGGAGTTGCAGAACTTGATGCAAGTGGCTACGTTCCTGCATCTCAATTAAATATAGATGAAAAAATACAAGACGTAGCGGCAAAATTAATTACAGATGGAACTCACTACAATATAACAGTCTCATATAATGATACAAATGCAACATTAAGCTTAAGTGCTAACTATGATGACGAAGAAGTAATGGATGCAATTGCCACATCTTTAACAGCAGGCAATGGAATAACTAAAACATATAATGATGCCGCAAATACAATAACTTTAGCAGTTGATACATCTGTAATTGCAGATCGAGCATATGTTAATACAGCAATATCTAATCTTGTAGATGGGGCACCAGCACTACTTGATACTTTAAATGAAATAGCTGCAGCAATCGGAGACGATGCTAATTTTGTAACAACAATAACAAGTGCTTTAGCTACAAAGCTTAATATAACTACTGCAGCCAGTACATATTTAGCACTTTCCGATACAGATGAAAGAATTCAAGATGTAGTCGGAGGTATGGTATCTGGAAATACTGAATCAACAGGTCTTGCTGTTACTTATGATGACCCAACAGGTAAATTAAATTTTGAAATAACTACAGCAAATCTTCCAGGATTTACAGAGGCTGCTCAAGATTCAGTAGCAAGCTTATTTACACATGCAGGGCACTCTAATGTAACTGCAACATATGACGATACATCAAATAGAATTAACCTTGCTGTTACAGCACAATTAACACAAGAACAAGCCCAAGACTATATTGCACCACTATTTACACACGGCCTAAATCCTAATATTACTGCTACTTATGATGATGCTACAAACCATTTAATTTTAGAAACAGTTATTCCGCCATCAAAAGCTATTATGTCAGACGATGCTCCAGCCTCTCCAGCAGATGGAACATTTTGGTTTGACTCTAATGAATTTAGAAGTGGTAGCACAAAAGCATTAAAGGTTTGGAGTGCACAATCTTCTACATGGCAATACGTATCTTCTGATTTATCTTTATCTACAACAAATACATGGACTTCTAAAAACACATACACAAATGGTGTGATTATTGGTTTAGATGCACCACCAGCCTCACCAGTTCATGGACAAATTTATTATAATAAGCCACTAGACAAATTAAAAGTTTGGGATGGCTTACTCTGGCAGGATATTCAAGGTTCTGGCGGTGGCGGTGGAGGATTAACATTAATTCCAACAGATGAAACTGCACCACCTAGCACATTTTTTGTTGGTCTAGTTGCCCCACCAAGTGGAGCAACAGCATCAGGAGATTTATGGATTGATGTTGATGATATTGATACTCCATTTAATCAATTTTATACAGGTGGGGTTGCACCAGATCCAGCACAATATGAATTTTGGGTAGATAATGTTGAACCAATTCAAGAATTAATTTATAGCGCAAACGAACCAGGTACACCTTCTTATGCAGGAGAACTTTGGATTGATACAGACGATTACGATGGCGCAATTGTAGAATTTGGTGCAACAGCTCCTAATCCAAATAACGTTCAATTATGGGTAGACATAAATGAAAATGAATCTCCAAGTTATTATAAAGATTTAACATTTACTAACTATGCAACTGTTGCAGATTTTCCAGTTAATGCCCCAAATGGCTATGTTGCTTCAGACGCATCAAGCGGGCTGGCTTACGTAAGAAGCCAAGGCCAGTGGTTAGCAATAGTAACCGCATCTAATATAAACAATATTATTTCTTCAAATTCAACAGTATTTGAAGATTTAAAAGCTTTAGCCTGGATGGGATTTGAATAAGCATTCTGGTATACTTTAGGATAGGAGGGTCATAATATGTCATTAAAAAGATGGAATGGTACAGCATGGGTAACCGTTGCTGGCTCAAGACCAGGACCCCAAGGTGCAACAGGACCTACAGGTCCAGCAGCAACTATTTCTGTAGGAACAGTAACAACTGTTGCAGCAGGAACAGCAGCATCAATTATAAATGGTGGAACATCATCTGCTGCAATATTTAATTTTCAGATTCCAGCAGGACCAACTGGTGCTGCAGGAGCTGCAGGATCTCAAGGTGTGGCGGGACAAAGAGGTTCTTATACATATACAGGAATCGCTAATCCAACATCACAAAATCCAGCAAGCAAGCTAGGACTAGACACATATTTAAATACAACAACTGGAGATTATTTCCAATATAACTCTTCAAACACTACATGGGTACTTCAAGGAAACTTAAAGGGCCCAGTAGGAACAGCTGGTACACAAGGTATTACTGGCCCAACTGGAGCAACAGGACCAGCGGGAGAAACTGCAGTACAAAATGTAATAACAGAACTAAATAGCTGGAAGGCAGACCAGATACTAAATCTTGGTGTATACTATCCAAAGTACGAGTTCTTAACAAATATGTCACAAAACAATGCAACACTTTTAGCAACAAGCATGATATTCTAGGAGACAAAAACTATGGCAAGAAAAATTTTAAACCTAACAGGAATTACATTTGCACCACTTACAGGTACTTTGACAATTCCACAACTTATTCATCAAAACAAGTTGTTATTAATTACTAACACAACAGCAAATAAGATTGTTTACAATTTTGCAGACCCATCACTAGGTCTATATAGCCATACCCTAGATAATACTACAGATGCCTCACATGGCTCTACAATCCTTGTTCTAAAGTACAATACGGCAGACATGCTTTCAACAGATAAGTTCCAAATTGTCTATGATGAAAATAATGAAAGATTTGAGCCAGCAGACTATATGGTTGATGCTGTAGGAAAGCTTCGTACAGCTAACCCTAAGTCTCTTATTGATACTGACTTTGAGTACGGTATTCAGAACTCTAAGTGGGAAACACTTACAATGATTCAAAACTATCCAGGCTTCTACGGAAGATCTTCTGGAGGAAATGCACTTGATCTTCAGCTTGTAGTTGGAGATGGAACAGCAACATCATCAAGATTTTCAAAGATTACAGTAACATGTAACTCTCCACACGGACTTTCTGCAGGAGATGTTATTTCTGTTCAAGAAACAACAACAGATAATGCAGACGGAACATTCTTGTGTACTCCAACAGGAGCAAATACATTTGAGTACACAGCAAAGGGTATTGTAAGCGGAAATATTATTGACGGAACATTAACATCTATTTATGGTGGAGGTATTTTTGATAATGCTCACATCATGGGCGGAGTGGTTGGAAACCTAGGAGCTTTTTCTGCAGTATCAGATCAGGCAACTCCATCAAGAATTACAATTGTTTCACCAAAGCCACACGGACTTCTTCCAGGCACACCAATTCTTATTACACAAAAAGAAGGAAGCAATTTCTACGGAAGCTTCTTTATTGATACAGTAGATACACCAAACTCAATGTCATTTTACGCAGCTGGACAAATTAATAATCCAATTAATACAACAGCACAAGGTGTATATGCAAAGCCAGAAGGCTACGTAAACCATAGACCACATGATGGTGGAGTTATTCTTTCAACAGGTAATAACGTTTGCGGAACACAGACAATGCGTCAAACACGTAGATTCTTTAGATACCAGTCAGGTAAGTCAATTCAGTTCTCAACAGGAACAAAGTTTACACCAACATTCCAAGCTGAATATATTGCATCAACAGGACTTGTTCCAGGATCACAAAATATTACAGTTACAACAAATGCTTCTCACAACTTACAACCAGGAGCTTATGTAAAGATTGAAGGTGTTGAGGTTTCAGGAACCTATAATCCATTTAATGGCATTCACCTTGTAACAGCTATTATTGATGCTACAACATTTAGATATACAGTAGTATTTACAAATACACTATCAGCAATTGATCAAATCCCAGGTGGAGTTAACGTATTTGTTACCGCTTACCGCTGGAAGGGTGCATCAACTAGAGCAGGCCTATATTCAGAGCAGGATGGTTTCTTTTTTGAGTATGATGGTTCTGGAATTTTTGCTTGCCGTCAATGGTCAACATCAACACTTAGAGGATTTATTGGAGTAACAAAGTACAACTCTACAGTTACAGGAACAGACACAATTTTTAGAAAGCAACTAGTTTCAGGAGATAAGATTGTAATTCGTGGACAGACTTATAGAGTCCTTCAAATTGCATCAGATACATCTATGACAATTGCACCAGCTTACCGTGGAGCGACACAGCCAAACGTTAAGGTTCGTAAGGTACAGATTATTAAGGTTCCTCAATCAGAGTGGAACTTAGACAAGTTTGATGGAACTGGTCCTTCAGGACACAAGTTTGATTCTTCAAAGATGCAGATGACATACATTGACTATTCATGGTATGGAGCTGGAACAATTAGATATGGATTTAGAGGACAGGGTGGAAAGATTACCTGGTGCCATGAGATTTCAAATAACAATATTAACTTAGCAGCATATCAGAGATCAGGTAACTTGCCTGCTAGATATGAAGCAATTAATGAGCCAACAAAGTTCTCAAAGCTTGTAGCTGGAGGAACTGCAGTAAGAGGATCAAATCTTCTTCCACAAGATACAGTTATGTATGTTGATAATGTTGATTACTGGCCATCTGATGGTTATATTAGAATTCAAGATGAAAACTATGTAGAAATTGCACGTTATACATCAATTGGTGCTTATAACAATACAGCAAAGGGTTATGCTATGAATCTTATTCGTAGACAGCCTTATGTGACATATTATTCGGGCTCAGCATATAGCCTGAATGGTACTTACGTAGCAGCAACATTTAGACCAGACGCAACAATTCCTGGCGGTTCAGGTTCTGCTCAGGTTTCAGTACAGGTTATTTCCCAAGAATGTGCTCCAGTCATGAGCCACTGGGGATCTTCAGTAATTATGGACGGAGGCTTTGATGATGATGCTTCCTTCATCTTTACAGCTGGTATGCAGCGTTACCTACAGGTTGGTGGTTCTGGATCTGTTTCAGCAACAGTCGTATCTAGAGTAAGAACATCAGGTGTTGCAACAATTACAACATCTGCACCACACTCATTACTTGCAGGTTACAATGCAACAATTTCAGGAGTAGATGATATATCTGTAATTACTTATAAGCAACTTACATCAAATACAGCAAGCTTAACAACATCTGTTGCACATAAGCATAGAGCTGGACAGACTGTTACAATTTCAGGTGTAGATGCCGTATTTAATGGTACCTATACTATTACAGGTGTAACATCTACAACAATACTTTATAGCAAGACATCAACAAATATACCGTTTCAGGCAGCAACTGGATCAGCACTTACATCAAGTTATTACAATGGAACATTCCTTGTAAGCAATGTAAGTACAAATACAATTTCTTATGCAGTTGCACAAGCCGATGAAGTATCACAATCAGTTAACCCTAACGGTGCAGTTGTTCAGACATTCGGTGCTACACAGCAGGCACGTCCTCTAATTTCTCTTAGAGTGGCACCTTCTGTAGATAATGGTACTGGACGTAACTTTGGTCTTCGTGAATTATCAAATAACATGCAGCTAAAGCTCTTTAATATTAACATCCTTTCACAGGGTCAGTTCTTGATTGAAGGAATTTTGAATGCACAGTCTCTTAACGGTGTGACAATTCCTGATGCATGGGCAAACAATAGAGTGGGTTCAGGATCACTTGCTCAAATTATTTACCATGATGGAACAGGAACAACTGGTTCTCCAGTTCTCTCACCTACAAATACAGTTTCTGGAGGTGACCGTGTGTTTGCATTCTATACAGATAACGCTGGTGGTACTAACTACTCAGTTACTCGTGTAGATCTTACAAAAGCTCGTGACCTAGGAAACTCAATTCTAAATGGAGATGGAAGTACGGCTTGCCCAGGTTTCCCAAATGCTCCAGATATCTTGACAATTCTTGCAACTAACCTTGGTTCATCAGCGGCTAATATTTCAGCTACGCTGTCATGGACGGAAGCACAGGCGTAAAAAATGCCAGATTACTCATCATTAAGTACTCAGATAGGTCAGTTTAAAACAGCAGCAACTGCTTTAATGAATAGCGGATCTTTATCTGCAAATGATCTTCAACTAGTTGGAGCGGCATTAAATGCAATGGGTAATACTCTAGGAGTTGCAGATATTAATAATTCTGTTATTGATGGAATTGCAACTATTAATACAGCTAAAGATGCAGCAATTACAGCATTTGCTGGATCAACAAATGGTACAAGATTAACAACAGCAGAATCAAATATAACAACCCTTCAAGGTAAGGTTACAAACGTAGAAGGATTTGTTAGCACTAACTCGGCTCAATATACAACACTTCAATCTACAGTATCTGCTCTTCAGACATCTTTGTCAACAGTTCCCTCGTCATGGAAAATCGCAACAACAAGCACTACTGCTTTAAATAATGATAGAATATTTGTTAATCAAGGTGGAATTACAATTACTCTCCCATTAAACCCAACACTAGGATACCAAGTTCAGCTAATCGATATGACTGGTGCAGCAGCAACAACTAACTGGACAGTCGGAAGAAATTCACAAAAAATCCAAGGTCTTGCAGAAAACCTTGTAGTTAATATTAACGGAGCTAGAATGACATTAGTTTATTCAGATGCCGTGAGAGGATGGACACTAACCTAATGCCAAATTTTTCAGATGTATATATTCCAACAACGGGGGTAACACAAACCTCTCTAGGTATCACAGCACAAACACTTGGAATTCAAAGTGGACTTAACTCAGTAATGCCAGAAGTAACTGATGGATCAAGAAGACCATATTCTATCCCATCAATTTATTCTGTAAACCACCGTGGTAATGCATTTATGAACAACTACTCATGGGATAACTCAGATGACTGGACAAACTTTTACACATATCTAACAGGTACACAGCCATGGGATGCTGAAAGAGCATTCTGGTATGCACTAGGTGGATATAGAAATATGAATGAAAATAGAAAGTCATTCTGGTCAGCAGCATATAAGCGCCTAGACTTTGCTACAAATAATATGTGCGGCACTTCAAACTCACGCATGCATACACACCCAAGAACAACATGCTACGGACCATTTGGATCCCGTGTAATGTTTATTCGTAACTTTGGTTCAACAGCACAGACAGTTTCAGTATGGGGATTAATTTCAACATACTGGTGCAGTGGATATGATGGGGCGGGGCTTCAAGTAGGAAGACCAACTTATTCATCAGGTACAAAATATGCTCAAGCAAACGGTATGTCATGGACTAACCTAGCAACATATACAGGCGGAAGCCCAACAAATGCTGGTATCTCAGGTTCATTTACATTAAATGCGGGAGAATCTTGTGTAGTACTACTATGCAATACATTCTATTTCTGGACAGATACCTCAAATAACTATCACTGGAATGAAAACAATTCGTTCTATAACCTACAAGGTACATTCACTGGATCAAACAACTTTATCCAGCCAGATATGAGATTAACACAAGCAGCACTTCTATTTAATGAAGTAAATAATGCTAACTACACATCAACAATTGATTCCCATAAAATTTGGAATTTTGCAGCTACAGTATTTGGAGATAGATAATGACAGAATTTAAAAAGTATGCTAGATTTAGCGCAGATCACAACATTCAGATTGAAACTAGAACTTGGCACGAATTCCCAACAGATAACACAGAAGACGGATCAGAGTGGTTTGAAGTTGATGAGCATTTCCCAGATAAAAGACATTTAATTTATAACGATGGAAACCCAAGAGCAATGAATGATGAAGAGCATGCGGCATGGGAAGCAGGTATTCTTTTAAGCGGAGCACTTAGTGCAGCAAGGACTAAAAGAAATCAGCTACTAAAATTATCAGACTGGGTAGAAACATCTAGCTTGTCTGATGAGAAGAAAGAAGAGTGGAGAGTCTATCGACAAGCCCTCAGAGATCTTCCAGACAGTGTAACAGATCATAATGTAGTTTATCCTACGGAGCCTACATTATAATGCTATTATGCTATACTATACAAAGAGGTGATCAATAATGCCAGATTATGCAAGCTTAACCGCTCAAGTAGATCTATTTAAAACTAAGGTAGCAGCCCTTAGCGGATCTTCCCTTGGCGCACAAGAATTGGTTTATTTAGCAAAAGCTATTGAATCAATGGGAAATCTTTTGGGAGTCAACGACGTTTTGGCAGCTACAAATACAAAGCTCAATGACATCTCAACTGCAGTAACTGGCGCTGTAACAACAGTTGCGTCTGCAGGAAGTACACAAGTAGCAGCGGTAGCTGCAGCAGGAGCAACACAGGTAGCAGCTGTTGCAAATGAATTAAATAACTTTACAATTTATCAGAATATGGGAGTAATATAATATGCCAACAACAGTTAGTTTACCAGCACGTTTTTATGCAGGAACACTTACAAACGCAGAAGTAGGAGTTTGGACAGTTCCAGCAGCAGAAACAGATGTTATTACATCAATTACAGTACAGAACATCACACAATCTGCACAGACATTTGATGTCAAGATGGCAGGAACATTCTTAGCTTACCAGCTAAGCCTTCCACCACAAACATTTATGACATTAGACATTAAGCAAGTTCTTAACACAGCAGAAAGCATCCTTGTAAAGGCGTCAAATAATTCGTCAGTTACAATGTTTATCTCTGGCGTAAAAATAACATCATCTTGATTTGAGGAGTAATAAAAAATGGCCGTATCCAATTCAGCGCAGTCCACATATTTACCAGGGCTTACAACCACAATTAACACCGCTATTACTAACGGTTTAAATGCTGGTATCACCGCACAAGCAATTGCTGCAGGTGGAGTAAGCTCTATGTACCTTCCATTAGAGACCAGAGTGTACTCTTCTGGTAACTGGACACGTCCAGCTAACTCAGGACCAGTAATTAAACTTGTTCTTGTTGGTGGCGGAGGATCAGGTGGATGCGGTGTTTCTTGGTCTCATAATGGCTCAGGTGGCGGAGGAGCTGGCCAACTTGTTGAAAGATGGCTAGATATATCTTCAGTTGCAATTGGCTCAACAATTCCAATTACAATTGGAGCAGGTGGACCAGCCGTTGGAGGAAACTCAAATGGTAATAACGGAGGTAACTCTTCATTTGGTGTCAACGGAAATGCATTTTATGTAATTGCATACGGTGGCGGTGGCGGTGGTTACTGCTACGGTACTGGCAATAACGGTAACTCTGGTTCAATGGGTCAGGGAGCAAGCAACATGAACGGTGGAGGCTCAGGTGGCGGTGGCGGAGCAGGCGGAGACTGGCAGTATGGAGCAGCAGGTGGCGGTGGCGGAGCAGGCGGAGCTGGACAAAATGCTAGCAATACAACAACTACAAACGGAACTGGAAGCCCAGGATACCCTGGAGGTTTTGGTTTTGGTCCTGGAGCATCAGGCGGAGGAGTTGGGGCTAATCACAGCTGGACATCTTGGATTGGTGTAGGTGGAGCAGGCGGAAATGGTATGTATGGAATTGCAGGTGGAGGCGGTGGCGGTGGCGGAGCAGGCGGTGGAGGATCATCAGGCGGAGGCGCTGGAGGATCACAAACAGTAGATAATACTGGAGGAGCTGGCATGGACGGAACTGGTTCAGGCGGAGGCGGAAATAATCACTCAGGTGGAAATGGTCAAAAAGGAGGTTCTGGCGTAGCTATTATTACATACTACGTTAAGGCATAACTATGAGAGACTACGTATTTATTAATGAAGATGGTACAGTACACAATATACTTCACCTTGTTGGACCAGAAGCAATTGCTGCAAACGATGACCTAAAAGATCTTCTACACTTTGATTATACAGACTGGGCTGCAGAAGACAAGCCAGCACCAAGTTGGACATATAATAAAGAGACAGAAGAATGGAACAAAATTCTTCCGTTTACTACATCTGTAGTTGTAGAAAATGTGGTTCCAATTGAAGAGCCAGCAGAAGAAGTAGAGATTGTCATAGGAGGAAATGAATAATGTCAAGAACTTGGGCCCTCTTAGTAGATAATATTGTTGGAAATGTAGTAGTTGCAGATCAAGAATTTATCGAAGCACATCCAGATTTTTCTCAATTAGAAAAAATTGATATAACAGATTACGATCCAAAACCAGGAATTATGTGGAAATTAGAAAATAACAAATTTATAGCACCAGATCATGTAAAGCCAAAAGCAGCACATGTTCTAGATGATGGACTTCATGAAATCGAGGTAAAAGCATAATGGCAACATACGGAACAATTAATCAAATTTATGTACCAGGACTAGATACAGCAATTCAATCTGCAACAACAACACTTTCAACATCTGTTGCTGTTCCATTAATTGCTGCAAACCTTGCAGGATTTTATAACGCTTATGAAGTTTCAGTTCTAAGCGGTGGAGTTTGGACAAGACCAATAAACAGCGCACCAATGGTAGAGGTAACACTTGTTGGCGGTGGCGGTGGAGGAGGCTGCTCTAATGGATCAACTAACCACGGAGGTGGTGGAGCAGGACAACTTATTAAGAGAATCCTTGACATTTCTTCAGTAGCTGTAGGCCAAGGAATTTCAATTGGTATTGCATCTGGCGGAACATGTAACGCACAAGGTGGAAATTCAACGTTTGGAACTTCAGGTCAGTCATTCTACATGGTTGCATACGGTGGAGGCTCAACACAAGGTAACGGACAATCTGGATCAAATGGTCCAGGAGCTCAAGATAGAACTGGTATTGGTTCAGGCGGTGGCGGTCAAGCAGCTTGGCAGAATTCATGGGGAGCTGGCGGTGGCGGTGGAGGAGCAGGCGGAGCTGGAGAATATGGAAACTGTATGTTCTTTAACTCTGGAGGATACTCAGGATATTTCGGAGGATCAAGATCTTCTTCTGAAGGATCTTCAGGCGGAGGCCCAGGGTGGGCAAACTCAAATGATTCTGCAAGAAGACAAGCAGGCGGACGTGGAGGACCAGGTTTATATGGTCTTGCTGGTGGCGGTGGCGGAAGCGCTAGAGGTGTAGGTGGCCCAGGTGCAAATGGTGGCGGTCAAGGCTACGGAGAATATATTGGAACACCAAGAGCAGATGCGATGCCAAATACTGGTTCTGGTGGCGGTGGCGGAAACACAAACAGTGGTGGTTCAGGAATCTGCAAGATTACCTATTGGGTAAAAGCTTAATAATTAAAGAAATAAAAGGAGAATAAAATGCCAGTATCAATGAGCCCACAAGCTGTAGCACCATCTTTGTGGACATACACATACCTTCAAGCACCAATTAATGGTCAGGGGTTTACATACTTTAACATTCCAGTTGAGTTTTCTGATAAAGGAACAATCAACGCTGGAGGATCTGCAGCATGCGATCTATCAGCAGCTGGTGTATTTAAGATGATTGCAAACGGTAATATGACAGTGTCATTTACAAACTATCCATCAACAGCTAAGGCTGCATTTTGGCAAGTTGAGATAAAGGCTGGCGGTTCATATACAATTACATGGCCAGGAGTTGTTAAGTGGGACGGTGGCGGAGCTGCAAACGTAGCACCACTTCTTTCAACAAACACAACACTCTTGAACTTCTATACAAAAGACGGTGGAACAACTGTCTATGGCGGATATGCATTCGCTGATTTATATGTCTAATAATTAAAAGGGGAACCCATGTACGCAATAGTCAAGGATAAAGAAATCATCAATGTTGGTGAAATAACAGTATTATTTCCAAATACTTCATTTCCTTCTAATGGCGACTATGGAGACTTTTTAAAAGAAAATGATGTATACCCAGTTATAACTGATTTAGAGTATGATTCAAATACTGAAAAATTAGTTCCATGTACTCCATATATTAAAAGCAAAAAGGTTTATAATGTTGAAGTTCAACCAATTTCAACAGAAGACCAAAAAGATATTTTGCTGGCGCATATCGATTTTGAATTAATATCTACAGAGGGACTTGAAACTAAATCAGATTTATCTGCAAAAGATAAGCAAGCCTGGGTTAAGTACAGAGAAAAGCTAAATTTATTAAAAGAATATTCAAATGTATCAGAGATTACTTGGCCAGAAAAGCCTGTAGTCTATGGTGGAACAGAGGGAAACTAATTGCTACCTAATCAGCGTTCAAATTTTCGTAGAGCTAGATTTACAACATTAGGCTTAAGACTGCATTTAGATGCTTCTCTTCCAGCTACAGTAATTAGAGACGGATCTAACTTTGTTTCAGCATGGAACGATAAGTCTGGTGCACAACGGAATATGGTACAGGCAACACAGGCCAATAAACCACTATTTCTAGCAACAGGACTTGGCGGATTAGGTGCACTTCAGTTTGATGGCGCAGATGATTTTATGACATTCTCTGATCAAACATTAGCGTACATTGCTGGTAGATCATTTACAGTTTTTTATGTAGCGTCAAAACCAGCTAATGCAAATACTTGGATATTTGGCGGAACAAATACAGGAACAAGAACAAATTTTTACGCAGGTAATCTAACAGCAAATACACATAGAACTGGTTTTTATAATGATGATCAAGGTTCTATTGTAACTGCAGCTGCATCAGGAACAACTGAAATTTACACAATTGTTTATGATTCATCAAATAACCAAAGAACTGTAAGAAGAAATAGAGTTGAAGTTTCACGTGCCGTAACAGGTGGTTCAGTTTCTTCAATGACAGGACAAGCAATTGGAAGATATATTTCATCTTATGGAAACTTCAAAATTGGAGAATTCTTAATTTACGATAGAGCTTTGCAGTTTGCAGAACAAGAAACTGTTGAAAAAGATCTAATATCTAAGTGGTCTATAGTCTAAGGGAGGAAGTAAAGTATGTCATATGCTCCAATTAGATTTGCAGGACCTTCATTAATTCCAGCATCTCCAGCCAAAATATACACGGCTGTATCTACAATAATTATTAAAGAATTTACTGTAACAAACTTCAGTGGTTCAACATTACCATTTAGCATATTTTTGCTTGGAGAAAATGGCGATCAAGTAATTAACCTTTATGGGGTTAACCGATCAAGCCTAGACCCTTACACACTTTATGGAAATGTAAATGTACCAAATAATACAACTCTAAAGCTGGAGCATTCATTAATTTTAAATGCTGGAGAATCAATTGCAGCTGTTACTACAACACCAAATTGTTACTCATTAACAATATCTGGAGTTGATCTTTCAGGTACATTGTCAGGCGGAGGATCAGGCGGAGGAACTACAGGAGCATCAGGTGCAGGGTACTCTGATGTAACATCAATAACAACAAATCCAGTTACAACTGGATCAAAAGTATTTTATGTAAATAATAGCGGTGCATATACAGCAGGCCAACGTGTTCGTGTAATTAATCCTCTTGCATTAACAACATATGTTGAAGGTATTATCACACAGGTTGTAAAAAATGTAAGCATAACAGTAGCAGTAGACGCATTAAATGGAACAGGAACATATTCCGAATGGGTATTTGCCGTAACTGGAAACCCAGGAGTTAATGGCACTATTGGAGTTAATGGAGCAGTTGGCCCTACAGGCGCAACAGGTGTTGCAGGCCCAACAGGACCTACTGGGTCTACAGGTGCAACAGGAACAAGTTTAGTTCTTCAAGGAACAGTGGCAAATGTTGGAGCACTTCCAACAACTGCATTTTTAGGTGCAACATATTTAGTAACAAATACACAAGAGATGTATGTTTGGAACGGAACTGCTTGGGCAAATGGCGGAACATATAAAGGCCCAACAGGATCAACTGGCCCAACAGGTTCTACAGGTTCTACTGGATCAACTGGCCCAACAGGTGCAGCTGGAAGATCAATTAATATTAAGGGAACAAAAGCAAATACTGCAGCATTACCTGCTTCTGGCAACACATCTGGAGATTCATGGATTGTGCTAACAGATTTACATTTGTATGTTTGGGATGGATCTGCATGGCTAGACGCTGGGCAATTTCAAGGTCCAACAGGCGCAACAGGCCCAGCAACAATTGCCGTAGGAACAGTATCCTCAACTGGTCCGACTGGAACACCTTCTGTAACAAATTCTGGAACTGGTACATCTGGAGTTTTTGATTTTGTATTACAACAAGGGCCAGTAGGAAATACTGGACCAACTGGAGCGGCTGCTACAGTTGCAATTGGAACAACATCATCAACAGGCCCAACAGGAAGTCCATCAGTTACAAATGTTGGTACACCAGATGCCGCTCTACTTAATTTTATCTTAAAGCAAGGTCCAACAGGCGCAACAGGACCAGCAGGGCCAACAACAATTACTTTGGGAACAGTGACACCAACAGGACCAACAGGCACTCCTCAAGTAATTAATTCTGGAACAACAACAGATTTAATTTTAAACTTTACACTTGTGCAAGGTGCAACTGGTGCAACAGGAGCTCAGGGGCTTCAAGGTGCTGCCAGCACAGTCGCTGGCCCAACAGGTGCATCAGGTCCTACGGGTCCAACAGGAGCGACTGGTACAGCGGGTGCAGATGGAACATCTGTAAGAATACTAGGATCTTATCCATCAGCATCTGCTCTTAATACAGCACGTCCAACAGGCACACTAGGTGATGGATACTTGGTTAATGGTGAACTTTATGTTTGGACTGGATCAGCTTGGGTAAATGCAGGAAGTATTCAAGGCCCAACAGGACCAACGGGATCTGTTGGGGCCACTGGTTCTACAGGAGCAACAGGAGCAACTGGCTCAACAGGCCCAACAGGCGCCAATGGATCAAGTATTCAGGGACCGACTGGCCCAACAGGATCTGCTGGCCCTACAGGCCCAACAGGAGCAACAGGAGCAACAGGATCAGGACTTCAGGGAAACACAGGACCTACAGGCCCAACAGGCCCATCTGGAGGTGCTACAGGCCCAACAGGCCCTACTGGACCAACCTGGATTACAAATGGTACAATTGCATCTTCAACATCTACAGGAACGGCGGGAGATGTAAAGTGGGATTCAAATTATATTTATGTGTGTATTGCAACTAATACATGGAAGAGAAACCCTATAAATACCTGGTAGTCCCCTAATAGAAGGTAAATAATGAAAATAGCAGTATATACAATTGCTTTAAATGAAGAGCAATTTGTTAAGCGTTGGTATGAGTCTGCACAAGATGCAGATTATTTGTTGATTGCAGATACAGGATCAACTGATAAAACAAAAGAAATAGCATCACATCTAGGCATAGAAGTTCATTCTATATACGTGGCCCCCTGGCGATTTGATGATGCTAGAAATGCAGCTCTTGCACTAATCCCGTCTGATATAGATTACTGCATATCTTTAGACATGGATGAAGTGTTGTCAGAAGGATGGAGAGAAGAGTTAGAAAAGCTTCCTTCTTCAGTAACAAGACCTATACATAGACTAGTTACATCATTTGATCAAAATGGAAATCCAGGTGTAGAATTTGATGCACTAAGAATTCATTCAAGACATGGTCATAGATGGAAATACCCAATTCATGAATCTGTTGCATTTTACGGCATAGATGAGGTTAGACAAGATGTTGACATTAAAATATACCATCATCCAGATAATAATAAATCAAGAGCACAGTACTTGCCACTATTGGCAATGGCGGCACAAGAAGATCCTACAAGCGATAGATGTGCACACTACTATGCAAGAGAGTTATTTTACTATGCTAAATATGAAGAATCAGCAGCTGAGTTTAAAAGACACCTATCATTACCTTCCGCATTCTGGAAGCCAGAAAGATGTGAGTCTATGAGATACATTGCAAAGTGTGAGCCAAATGATAAAGAGTACTGGCTAAGATTAGCAATTGCAGAATGCCCAGAAAGAAGAGAGCCTTTTGTAGATCTCGCTCAATATTTTTATGAGATTCAAGATTGGGATAAAGTAAAAGAGTATTCAGAGCTTGCTTTAAACATTAAAGAAAAATTCTTAGGCTATTTTTGTGAATCAGAAGCATGGGGCTGGAAGCCTCATGATTTGCTGGCTTTAGCAAACTATAATTTAGGCAATTATGAGGATGCCTCAAAGCATGGAGAAATAGCTGTTTCCTTATGCGATGATCAAAGGTTGCATGACAATTTAGGCTTTTATCATAGTGCTCAGAACCGTGAAAGTGGTATAATTTAAAAATGCCTAGTAATCTAACTCCTAAGTCTTTCAGATATCCAACACTGGATATGTCTCCTGACATTCCTAGAGATTTAGGTTATCTAGCACAAGACATCGATGATTACCTTACAGCGCACCCAGGTCCTACGGGCCCTACAGGCGCAACAGGGGCAACAGGTGCAGCAAGCACAGTA